TGAGGACATTGCCAATGGAAAATCTAGACGGCTTATTATTAATATGCCTCCCCGTCATACTAAGTCAGAGTTTGCCAGCTACCTTCTGCCCGCCTGGTATCTTGGGAAATTTCCTCATAAGAAGATTATCCAATGTTCTAACACAGCCGAACTAGCCGTAGGATTCGGAAGGAAGGTTAGGAACTTAGTAGCCTCGGAAACCTATTCCAAGATATTCCCCAATGTCTCGTTGCGATCAGACTCCAAAGCTGCAGGACGCTGGGCCACCAACGAAAACGGAGACTACTTCGCGATTGGTGTCGGTGGTACGGTAACAGGTAAAGGCGCGGATCTACTCATTATTGACGATCCCCACTCAGAACAAGAGGCTGCTTTAGCCGCATCCGACCCAACAGTCTTTGACAAAATCTTTGAATGGTACACCTCTGGACCGCGTCAGCGTCTCCAACCTGGTGGCTCGATTGTCGTGGTTATGACCCGCTGGGCAAAAAAAGACCTTACAGGAAAGATCTGCCAATCCATTATAGATAGAGATGGAGATGTCTGGGACATTATTAGTCTTCCAGCGATTCTTCCAAATGGCAGACCTTTATGGCCTGAGTTCTGGAGTCTAGATGAATTAACTAAACTGCGCGATGAATTGCCTCTTTCCAAATGGCAGGCTCAGTACCAACAAGATCCAACATCTGAACAGGGCGCCCTAGTCAAACGAGAATGGTGGCAAGTCTGGGAAGGTGAAAGACCTCCTCCATGTGACTTTGTTATTCAGTCTTGGGATACCGCCTTTACTAAAAACGAACGTTCAGACTACTCGGCATGCACCACCTGGGGGGTTTTTTATAAAAACGAAGATCCTAGTGACGCGAATATTATTCTGTTAGACGCCCTAAAAGAACGGTTAGAGTTCCCTGAATTAAAGATCCGCGCGATGGAAATGTATAAAGAATGGGAACCCGATGCGTTTATCGTTGAGGCCAAGGCCTCTGGTGCGCCACTTATATTTGAGCTAAGATCCATGGGTATACCAGTACAAGAATTTACACCAACCCGTGGTAATGACAAGATCTCCCGTGTAAACTCTGTAGCAGACATGTTTGCATCAGGAAAAGTATGGGCTCCAAGGAAGCGTTGGGCAGAAGAGGTTATTGAAGAATTGGCTGCTTTCCCAAATTCCGACCACGATGACTTGGTGGACTCAAGCACACAGGCCCTTTTACGTTTTAGAAAAGGCGGGTTTATCAGATTACAAACAGACGAGGAAGACGATATTAAGTACTTCAAGTCTAAACGAGCAGTCAGTTATTACTAAGGAACGATATGGCTATTGAAAAAGCACTTTATGAATTACCCCAAGGACTTGAAGCAGCTGCTGCGATGCAAGAGCCGATTGAGATTGAGATCGAAGATCCAGAATCCGTAAAGATTGGGATTGGTGGCTTAGAGATTGATATTGAGCCTAAAGAGGAAAGCGCAGAAGACTTTGACGCTAACCTTGCAGAATACTTAAGTGACGGAACATTAACTGAAATCGCTGGTGATTTATTAGGCGATGTTGACTCCGACATTGGCGCCCGTAAGGAATGGATGCAGACCTATACAGACGGCATCGAGCTTTTGGGAATGAAGATCGAAGAGCGCACCGAACCTTGGGAAGGCGCTTGTGGTGTCTATCACCCCCTACTCTCCGAAGCCCTTGTTAAGTTCCAAGCCGAAACCGTGATGGAGACCTTGCCTCCAGCGGGACCCGTAAAGACTGTGATTATCGGCAAAGAAACCGCTGAGAAGATGGCAGCTGCTGATCGTGTTCAAAAGGACATGAACTATCAGATCACCGAAGAAATGCCTGAATACCGCCCAGAGCACGAGAGAATGTGCTGGGGACTAGGACTCTCAGGTAATGCCTTTAAGAAAGTCTACTTTGATCCATCCTTAGATCGGCAAGTGTCCTTATTTGTTCCCGCAGAAGACTTGATCGTTCCCTATGGCGCATCTGATCTACAGACCGCAGAGCGTGTGACCCACGTCATGCGTAAGACCGAGAATGAATTACGCAAACTTCAGGTGGCAGGATTTTATAAAGACGTAGACCTAGGCACTCCTAGCACCGCCTTTGATGAGGTAGAGAAGAAGATTGCCCAGAAAATGGGCTTTCAGGCTACCTCGGATGACCGCTATAAGATCCTTGAAATCCAAGTTAACCTAGATATTGAAGGGTTTGAGGACAAAGATGAAGACGGAGAACCCACAGGAATCGCTCTTCCTTACATTGTTACCATTGAAAAGGGAACGCAACAGGTATTAGCGATCCGTAGAAATTGGAGACCCGAAGATGAAACTAAGCAAAAACGTCAGCATTTCGTCCATTATGGATATGTTCCAGGCTTTGGTTTTTATTGTTTTGGGCTTATTCACCTTGTCGGTGCTTTTGCTAAGTCTGGTACTAGTCTTATTCGGCAGCTCGTGGATGCTGGAACACTCGCGAACTTGCCAGGTGGCTTTAAGACCCGTGGCATGCGAGTCAAAGGAGACGACACCCCAATTTCTCCAGGAGAGTTTAGGGACGTTGACGTTCCTTCTGGGGCGTTAAAAGACAACATCCTCCCACTTCCATACAAAGAACCCAGCCAAGTTTTATATACCTTACTGGGTAATATCGTAGAAGAAGGAAGACGCTTTGCCTCGGCATCTGATATGAAGATTGCCGATATGTCAGCCAACACCCCAGTCGGTACGACTCTGGCAATTCTAGAGCGCACTCTTAAAGTCATGTCGGCAGTCCAAGCCCGTGTTCATTACTCAATGAAACAGGAGCTTAAACTCTTAAAAGACATCATCCGTGACTACACCCCTGACGAATACAGCTACCAACCTGATATTGGCAACCGATTTGCCAAGCAGTCGGACTACGATAACTGCGATGTAATCCCAGTATCCGATCCTAATGCAGCGACCATGAGCCAGAAGGTTGTTCAGTACCAAGCCGTCCTGCAATTAGCCCAACAAGCTCCTCAGCTCTATGACTTAGGACAGCTGCACCGCCAGATGTTAGAAGTCTTGGGTATTAAGAACGCTAAGAAATTGGTCAAGATTGAAGACGACCAGATGCCTGAAGATCCTATTACGGAGAACATGAACATCCTAAACATGAAACCTGTGAAGGCGTTTATGTATCAGGACCATCAGGCACACATTACCATCCATATGAATGCCATGAAAGACCCTAAAATTGCCGCTTTAATGGGTCAAAACCCACAGGCTCAAGCAATTGCCTCGGCTGCCATGGCTCATATTCAACAGCATTTAGCCTTTGAATATAAGAAACAAATGCAAGAAATGATGGGAATGCCTCTGCCAACAGGCGAAGAAGACGAAGCAATACCACGAGATTTGGAAGTTCAGATCTCACAAATGGCGGTCGATGCTTCCAATGCCTTGCTACAGCGAAATCAGACCGAAATCGCTGCCCAACAAGCGCAACAAGCAGCCCAAGACCCAGTAATTCAAATGCAAGCGAAGGAACTCGAACTCAAACAGGCCGAGGAACAGCGCAAAGCATTGAAAGACCAAGCCGATGCAGCAGAAGCAGCTGCTCGCTTGGAAGTAGAAAGAGAAAGAATTGCCTCTCAAGAACGTATTGCTGGCGCTCAGCTTCTGGCAAAAACAGAAAAAGACGCTATGGAAGTCGAAATCAAGAGAATGCAAGAACTTTCCAAGATGCAACAACTAACTAAACCTCAAACAGGGAAAAGATAGTGGATAAAAACTTGGATTACCTCTTAAATGAGTACCGTGACCGCATAAATATGCTCCAAAACGCTATTTCTGCGGGAAATTGTGCAAATTACGAGGAGTATAAGTACGCTTGTGGACAAATACGAGGTCTTGAGTCCGCTTGTTTAGCAATAACAGACCTCAAACAACGAATGGAGAAATCTAATGACTGAAATACTAATCGGCTCAAATCCCGATGACGTATCCGCAGTAACAACTCTGCCTCAAACAGCAGATGAAAAAGCAAAACAACTACCCGAACCGTCTGGATATCGAATTTTGTGCGCTATTCCAGATGTTGATGAGACTTACGAAAGCGGCATCCTCAAATCGGATACCACACTGCGTCACGAAGAAGTCCTATCAACGGTGTTTTTTGTTGTCAAAATGGGTCCTGATTGTTACAAGGACGCAAGCCGTTTCCCTACTGGGCCTTGGTGCAAAGTTGGTGACTTTATCCTAGCCAGACCAAACTCTGGCACACGATTAAAGATTCACGGACGCGAATTTAGGATCATCAATGACGATTCTGTAGAAGGAATAGTCGAAGATCCCCGTGGCATAACCAGACCTTAAGGAGAAAATCATGCCTGAATTAGAATTGGAAGAATATAAATTCCCAGACGAGCCAGAAGATAAGGCCGAAGAATTAGAGCCTATTGAAGTTGAGGTTGAAGACGATACACCCCCAGAGGACAAGGAAAATGCAAAACCTATGCCAAAGGAAATCGTTGAAGAACTTGATAACGATGACTTAGAAGAGTTCAGCGGAGAAGCAAAGAAGAAGTTGTTGCAGATGAAAAAAGTCTACAACGATGAACGCAGAGCTAAAGAAGCTGCTGACAAAGAGCGTCAAGAAGCTATTGATTTTGCTCAAAAAATCATCGAAGAAAACAAAAAGCTTAAAAACAGGCTAACAACTGGTGAGCAAAGTTTAGTTTCTAGTTACAAAGAAAACATAACTCGCGAACTAGAAGATGCTAAACGGTCTTACAAAGAAGCTTATGACTCTGGCGATTCTGAGCTTTTAGTAAATGCACAAGAAAAGTTAACTGAAGTCAAATTAAAATCTCAGGAATTGGAAAGGTATAAACCTGAATTTTCAGAAGAGGCTTTACAATCTCAGGAAAATGATGTAAAAATACCTCAACCCCAACGTTTGGACTCAAAAACCCAAGCGTGGCTGGACAAAAACAGCTGGTATGGAGTTGATGATGATATGAGTTACCTAGCAATGGGCATTCATAGACGCTTGGAAAGAGAAGGAGTTCCGATAGGATCTGACCACTATTTCAAGTCCATTGACACAGAAATGCGTCAAAGGTTCCCAGAGAAATTTGGGAATTCCGAAGAGACCAAAGACTCTTTCGAGGTAGAGGCCAAACCCTCTGCAAAAACTAGTAAACCGAGCACGGTAGTTGCGCCAGCGACTAGGTCTACCTCTCCAAAAAGAGTCAAACTTACGCCAACGCAAGTACAACTGGCTAAGAAATTTAATCTAACACCAGAGCAATATGCTCGCGAACTTACAAAACTGGAGTCCCAAAATGGCTGAAAACAGAAAACCTCGTGAAGTAGAAACCCGTCAACAAGACATGCGTCCCCAGCAGTGGAAACCGCCTGAATTGTTGCCAGAACCAGACAAGCAAGCAGGATTTGCTTACCGCTGGATCAGAACTTCTACTTTAGGTACTGCGGACCCCCGCAATCTCTCTGCCAAACTCAGAGAAGGATGGGAACCTGTACGAATAGAGGAGCAACCGAAGTTCCAACTGTTAGTCGATCCCAATAGTCGCTTTAAGGACAATATTGAGATTGCAGGGTTATTGTTATGCAAAACGCCAGAAGAATTTGTTGCTCAGCGTAATTCACATTACCAAAAGCAAGCAGAAAATCAGATGGACGCTGTAGACAGTAGCTTTATGCGCCAAAGTGATCCTAGAGCACCACTCTTTAGTGAGAGAAAATCTACGACTAGCTTTGGTAAAGGTTAATTTTAATTAGGAGTTTATTATGGCTTATCCTACCGTAGATGCTCCGTATGGACTAAAACCAATTAATTTGATTGGTGGTCAGGTCTTTGCGGGAGCAACCCGTCAGATGCAAATTGCAAGTGGCTATGCTACAAGCATTTTCTATGGCGATTTAGTAAAACGTGTTTCAGATGGAACAATTGAGAAAGATACTGGCACAACTACAGCTACACCTTGCGGTGTGTTTTTAGGTGTTAGTTTTACCAATTCTTCAACTGGTCAAGTTCAGCAACAGCAGTTCTACCCAGCAAGTCAGGCAATCAAATCTGGAACGCAGATTTTTGCAGTCGTTGCAGATGATCCTGACACGCTGTTCAAAGTAGTTTCTTGTTCTTCTGGATCAACTGTTGCTGCAATGGGCATTTCTGCTATTGGTAATAACATTGCTCTGATTCAAAACGCTGGATCTACCACCACTGGTAACTCCGCTGTAGCGATTGATGAAGGTACACAAGCTACTACCAATACTCTACCTATCCGCATTATTGATGTGGTAAGAGATACAGCAACGGGCACCGATGCATTTGTTGAGTTTATCGTTAAGATAAATGCGACTATGCATCAGTACAACAACTCAACTGGCGTATAAGGAGCTTAGAAAATGGCTATTTCACGTGCACAACTACTGAAAGAGTTGCTTCCAGGCTTAAACGCTTTGTTTGGCTTGGAGTACGCAACGTATGGTGAACAACACAAAGAGATCTACGATACTGAGACCTCTGAGCGTTCGTTCGAAGAAGAAACAAAACTGTCAGGCTTCTCCGCTGCACCAGTCAAAAACGAAGGTTCTGCCATCGCTTATGACAATGCACAAGAGGCTTTCACAGCTCGCTATAACCACGAAACCATCGCCCTTGGCTTCTCTTTAACCGAAGAGGCAATCGAGGACAACTTGTATGACAGCTTATCCGCTCGTTATACCAAGGCATTGGCTCGTGCTATGGCATACACCAAGCAAACCAAGGCAGCTTCCGTTCTAAACAACGGTTTTACTGCTGGCGTATATGCTGGTGGTGACGGTGTGGCTTTATTTAGCACCTCACATCCACTGGTTTCTGGTGGTGTAAACAGCAATACTCAATCTACCCCTGCCGACTTGAATGAGACTTCCTTGGAAGCCGCAGTTATTCAGATCGCTGCTTGGACAGATGAGCGTGGCTTGTTAATCGCTGCTAAACCTAAGAAGTTAGTCGTTCCACCTGCACTCCAGTTCGTAGCTACCCGTCTCTTAGAGACTCAGTTGCGTGTTGGTACTACAGACAATGACATCAACGCTATCGTAAACAACGGTTCGATCCCAGAAGGTTATACAGTTAATAACTACCTGACCGATTCCAATGCTTACTTCCTCTGCACTGATGTTCCTAATGGTATGAAGCATTTCGTTCGTACTCCTTTGAGCAACAGCATGGACGGAGACTTTGATACTGGTAACGTACGTTACAAGTCTCGTGAGCGTTATTCCTTTGGATTCTCGGATCCACTAGGAATGTTTGGTTCACCAGGCGCTTAATAAACACACTATAGTGTTTGGACCCCTCTTCGGAGGGGTTTTTTATTTCATAATTCTTTCACAATTCTCTAATAATATGATTTGATTAAAAAAAAGGTATGTCATGGTACGAAAATCGTGTAGTGACGAAGAATTTATTGCGGCTTGGAAAGAACACCAATCCCCTGAAAAGGTTAGCCTAGCTATTGGTCTTAGCAATCGCAATGTTATGAAGAGGCGCAGAATAATAGAAAATAAATATGATATTGTTCTAGATGCTCTGTCACCCTCTGGTCAACCCAAGATTTACATTCCCGATGAGCAGATGCAAGCCAACGTCACCCTTGATAATGGCACTATCTTAGTTGGCTCTGATTGCCACTACAACCCAGAGTACATTACGACAGCCCACCGAGGTTTTGTTGAGTTTGTAAAGTATCTAAAACCTAAAATTGTTATTCTCAATGGAGATATAGCAGACTTTGCTAGTATTTCAAAACACCATCGCATTGGTTGGCAAAAAGGCCCTACTGTAAAAGAAGAGCTAGAAGAAATTCAAGAAAGACTAGGAGATATTGAAAAGGTAAGACCAGCAGGCTGTAAGTTAATGATTACGATTGGAAATCATGACCTTCGGTTTTCGGGCAAATTGTCCAATGTTTTACCTCAATATGAGGGTATCAAAGGTTTTGATATTGCTGACCATACTCCGCATTGGAAGTGGTTTTGGTCCATTATGGTTAACGAAACTTGTATGATTAAGCACCGTTGGCACAATGGTATCCATGCAGTTTATAACAACACAATGCGATCAGGTACAAGTTTCGTCTCGGGTCATCTACATTCCCTTAAAGTAACACCTTGGACAGACTATACAGGCACAAGATATGGCGTAGATACTGGCACAATGGCTTGTATTAAAGATAATCAGTTTGCATATACAGAAAATAACCCTGTCAACTGGAGAGCTGGATACGCAGTATTGACCTTTATTAACGGCAAACTCATGCCCCCAGAGCTGGCAGAGGTTGTTAATGAAGACGAGGGTTTAATTTATTTCCGTGGTAAGTTAATAAAAGTATGAAACTGACCCCAAAAATTATTGAAAACATTTATGCAATGCTGTATTGCACAGAGCCGTTTTCTGATTGGGGTTTACCCTTACCTGAAGAAATTAAGTTTGTTATAGACCACGACCCAGATACTATGGGAACTTATCTTTATGACGACGGCACAGATCACGCTCATACCATTACAATTTCAGACGCTCGTTGTGGGCATTTAGATACTGTGATTAGGACTATGGCTCATGAGATGATCCATGCCAGTCGCTGGAATACTGTTACACAGGCTTGGACAAAGCACGATAAGACTTTTAGAAACCGAGCAAAAATGGTAGCAATTGAACTTGGATTTGATCCACTTGAGTTGTAACATAAATGTTACCAAAAGGCACTTAATGTAAATAATACGAAACATAAAAGGAAAAATATGAAAATTTCATGCAAATTGATTAAAGAATTAGACGATGGTAGCGCTATTGTTTCTATTGAATTAGACCAAGAAGCTAAAGACTGGTTGATTGGAGAAGGCTTTACAGTAATCATGAAAGAAGCCATCAAAATGAGCAAAACTTATGTCAGTCCAGAGATGCTAGAAAAGGCTAAAAAAGTACCCAAGAAGGGTAAGACAATACCTAAAAAGAAATGAGTGCTAATCTCATTATTTTGACAGGCTTAATTTATACCTATATTGGTATAGAACAAGCCTTCAAAGGCAACACCCCTATGGCAATTTGTTACTTCTGCTACGCAGGTGCAAACGTTGGTTTATACATGATGGCAGCAAAATAAAAAGTTGCAAGTATATAAAAAAGTAGTAAGATGATGGAAACTGGGAAACCAGCTTATTAAACTGTCCCAGCAGACGCATACACCGATTAATAAGCTAACTTTGTATGGAGAATTAACATGGCACGATCCACATTCCAAGGTCCAATTCGTTCATTGGGCGGCATTTATCAACAAGGCCCAGCTACTATTGTTGAAATCACTTCTAGCACTACCCTAAGTCCAGAGCTTCATGGCGGACGTATTATCTCCGTAGGTGGTTCTTTAGCGGCTGCTTTAACCTTAACACTACCAACCATCAACGCCTCAGCCAATCCAGTCACATCTGGTCCTGGTCAAGATCCAAGCACTGCCAATAATGAAGGCGTTGTGTACACCATTTGGGTTCCAACCACAATCTCTACTTCTTCCTTGAAAATTGGTACTGACGGCACAGACAAGTATGTAGGCGCTATATTGTCTATTGATACTGATACAACAGACGCAGCCCGTGGCTTCGTTGCTGGTGCAAGTGATGACTTTATTAACTTTAATGGCACAACTACTGGCGGTGTTGCAGGTACATTTGTACAGATCTACGCAATTACGTCATTAAAGTATATGGTTACAGGCACAGTGTTAGGCACAGGCACTGTTGCTACTCCGTTTGCTACTTCTTAATTAATCTGGCGGACTAGGGAAAACCCTAGTCTACTCAACATCTTAGGAGATTAATTATGAGTATGCAATATGATGTAAAACAGGCGCACTTAAACTCAAGTGGGTATCTTGTAAATTTCGGTACACGGATTAAAGCTATTTCGTTTACTGGAACAGCTACTGCTGGCTATGTAGTTTTATTTGATGCTTCCAGCGTTCCCGTATCATCCAGCGTAACGTATGCACAAAGTGGTACAACCGTAACGGTAACTAAAACAGCGCATGGTCTAACTACAGGCACTATTATAGGTATTCATTTTGTAGCAAATTCTGGGGTTTCAGCTACTGACGGCACATATAGCATTACTAGAGTAGATGCAAATTCATTTACTCTGACTGATATTAATTCACGCACCATTACAAGTACTGCGGCTGTATATGCAGTTGGTCGTTGGATTGCTACCTATGAACCCGCTGCTACTGATGTGTTTAATAATTCACCTATTATTCCAGGCGAAGGGGTACGGGCAAATACATCGGTGTATGCAGAAATGTCTAATATGGATTCAGTACAGATTTTCTATGGCTAAGACTCCTGCGTGGCAACGCAAAGAGGGTAAGAACCCTGAAGGTGGCTTAAATGCCAAGGGTAGAGCTTCGTATAACGCAGCCAATCCTGGCAAACCTGGATTAAAACGTCCACAACCAGAAGGCGGTTCAAGAAAGAAATCGTTCTGTGCAAGGATGTCAGGTATGAAGAAAAAGCTCACATCTGCTAAAACTGCTAACGACCCAGACTCACGGATTAATAAGTCCTTACGGGCTTGGAACTGCAAAGAAGGCGGATCGGTTCGTGGTGGAGGATGCGAGATTCGTGGCAAGACCAAAGGGAAAATGGTATGAATGTATTGGAACTTTGGACTGGTGGACTTACAATATTTATAGCTTTTATTGGATACGTCATGCACGAAAAGTTTAACGAACTAAAACGGATTGATATTCTTCTTAATAAAACCCGTGAGGAGGTAGCACGTGATAACGTTACTAAAGCAGAAGTGGATCGCATTGTTGAACACATGGACGCAAGGTTTAACAAACTTGAAGACAAAATTGACCAGCTTATTCAGGGGAAAATAAATGCCTAGCGCTAGTAAAAAACAGCATAATTTCATGGCAGCCGTGGCTAATAATCCAAAATTTGCCAAAAAAGTTGGCGTATCTAAAACCGTAGGAGAAGAGTTTATGAAAGCAGATAAAGGACGTAAATTCAGAGCTGGTGGCTTAAAAGAAGTTGATTCTGATAGCAATCCAGGTTTAGCTAAATTACCAACTGAGGTGAGAAACAAAATGGGTTACATGAAAAAAGGCGGCATGTCTAAAGAATCGAAGGTAATGGTCAAAAAAGAAGTTGAGTTTATGAAGAAAAAGGGCGCTCCAAAGTCCATGATTAAACATGAAGCAGCTGAAATGGGCGCTATGAAAAAAGGCGGTATGGCTCACTCTGATATTTCTAAAGATAAACCAATGATGAAGAAGGTTGCTGCTAAAGCTGTAAAAGGCCATGAAAAGCGCATGCACGGCATGGCTAAAGGTGGTGGTGTAGAGGTCAAAGGTAAGACCAAAGGCAAAATGATTAAAATGAACATGGGCGGAAAGGCTTGCTAATATGAAAAAGAAAATGCGTAAATTTGATAATGGCGGCCTAAGTAAGGCCCAAGAAGAATGGTTAGGCGGTGCTGACCGCACAGACCCTATTATTATGGCTCGTATGCGTAGAGCAGTTCCTGACGAACCAAAGGTTTCTAAAGTTGATTCTAGTGAGTTGCGCGATGAAACTGGAGCAGTTTCTAAAATAAAACGCAACACCGAGACTGGTGAGTTGTATGACACTGAAGTTTCTACACCAAAAGTTACTCCTAAAGCAGAAGCTGTTGCTCCCAAAGTTACGCCAAAAGTAGAAGCTGCGCCTGCACCAAAAGTAGAATCAAAGCCTGAAACAAAAGATAAAAAAACCACAGTTAAAGAATTTAGAGAGTCTCTTAAAAGTCCAGATATTTTGAAACCTTATAAAAAATCTGACATTGAAACTCCAAAATCTAAAGCAAATTTGAGTGACCTTAAATTTGGTAGCCTAACAAAAAGCTTACGCGAGAAAGCTGGCATAACTTCTTATAAGTCTGGCGGCAAAGTATCTTCCGCGTCTAAACGAGCTGATGGATGTGCTATTCGTGGTAAAACCAGAGGAAAGATGGTGTAACCATGGGATTAAAATTTGGTGATATTAGTCCTGTTGTTGGAATGGTAACTGGTGAAGGCATGACGGGTAATCTTATTCGTCAAGGTGTTGGTGGGTTTTTGCCTCAAATGATTGCTAAAGATGCTTATGATAGCAAGCAGCAATCAATTGCCAATAAAGCTCAAGAAGATGAAAAAAATGCACAAGCTGCAGCACAAGAGGCTGCTATGGCGGCTAAACAACAAAAAGCAGAGCAAGCAAGAAATTATGTTTCTAGTGCAAGAGAAACAGGCGGATTAGAAGGATACAAATCCTATAAAAAGGGTGGAAAAGTTAAGTCTGCCTCAGCTCGTGCAGACGGCTGTGCAATAAGAGGAAAGACTCGTGCCTGATCCTATCAAAGCCATGGAGATAATGAGCCAGCTAGGTATGGAAGGTGGCAAAGAGCCGCCAGCTAAGGCTCGTTCTATGGCTAACGATAAGGCTTCTAATCCTGAAGTAGCAGAGAAGTTTAAAACCACTTTAGAAGAGGCCAAGAAGTATTGGAAAGATATTGCTGAACAAGGTAAAAATCAAGGTGATATTAAAAAGCAGTACTGGGATATAAATCCTCCCAAAAGTGGCGGTGGTGGCGCAGCAATGCCTAAGTCAAACCGTGACATTACTAAGAATTACAAATCTGGTGGCAAAGTTTCTAAAGAATTGAAAAATGCTGGGTTTTACGCAAAAGGTACAACTAAGTCAGAACGGGAAAAGATTGTTAGTAAAGTAACAACAAAACCCCAACGGATAGGAATGGTTGAAAAACTTTTTTCAGCCAAGAAAATGAAAGCTGGTGGCATGGCTTCTAAACGAGCAGATGGCATAGCAATTCGGGGAAGGACAAAGATATGAGACCTAGCCGTGGAATGGGCGCTATTATGCCCACTAAAATGGGTAAACCTAAGCGTAAGTCTCGTAGGGACGATACCGATTTTACCGAATACAAAGAGGGTGGCAAGGTCAATGCTGCGGGTAACTACACCAAACCCAGCTTGCGTAAGCGGATTGTTTCTCAAGTAAAAGCAGCTGCAACACATGGTACTGGCGCAGGTCAATGGTCAGCTCGTAAAGCGCAGTTGGTAGCTAAAAAATATAAGGCGGCTGGCGGTGGCTATAAATGAGTGGTTTAGCAAAATC